CAGGTGAACACGAACTCGCAGACGGTTCTAAAATCGTTCTTGGCGAAGGTGGTGTGATTATGGAAATCATGCCCGCAGGTGCGCCCGAAATGCCGGAAACCCCGGATTTCAGTTCTCAATTTAAGGCTTACGATGAAAAGCTGACAGCGTACGAAACAAAGTTCGCTGAACACGTTACCGCTTATAACACAATGGCGCAGGAATTTGCGCAAACCAAAGATCAGTTAAAACAACTGGTTGCACTGGTTGGGCAGTTGATTGAAACCCCCACCGCCGAAACGGTTACCGGGAACAAAGCAGGATTTAACACTCACAAAGTAGATACGGCAGAGCAAAAGAGAAAAGAACTCGCCGGAATATTCGCAAAACTCAAAAACAAATAAGATGGGATTTACAGTTGGTTCATTAACAAACTACGTTAACGAGCAGTCTAAGGAATTGCTTGTCGCTTTGCAGTTCGAGGCTGAAACTGCATCCTTCGCCAATGTGCAGACAGGTATCAAAAGTTCAGCCGCTTTACAATTACTGGCTAACTCGCCTGTTCCGCAGGATGGCTCAAGTTGTGGGTTTAACGCTTCCGGTGATAGCGCCTTTACACAGCGTACCCTTTCTACTTCCGCTATCAAGTATCAGGACAGCCTTTGTCCCCGTACTCTGGAAAGCAAGTGGACACAAATCATGCTGAAAAAGGGGCAGAATTACGATGATTCCGCTTCTCCTGAAATTCTCAGGGCTATTCTGGATGACGTAACAAAACAAATCAAAAGACGGCAGGAAACTGCTGACTGGCAAGGTGACACGTCTTCCGGTTCTGCTTACCTGAATCGTTACGATGGTCTGATTAAGATTATCGCTGCCGCTACAACCGGAGGCACTGCAACCGCAGTAGCCGGCCCCGTAACGACCTCTAACGTGCGTACAATCGTTCAAAATATCGTTTCCAAAATCGGTACGCTGCCTACGCTTGTTGGTAACCCAAATGTTAAAATCTTCATGGGTTACGACATCGCTGAATTGTACCGCCAAAAAATCTTCGCCGATAACCTGTATCACGTAAACGGACAGGGCGATCAGAAAGGCATGATGGCTGAGGGTTCTGTACATGAGATCGTACCGGTACACGGTCTGGATGGCCTCGGTTCTTCTTCCGGTGCTGCCGCTCCTTTCATCTTTGCCCTTGACCCGGATCGTAACCTTTACTTAGGTGTAGATATGGAAGGCGAAGACGAACAGGCTAAAGTGTGGTACAGCGAAGATGATGATTTGGTTAAATACTCATTCCGTTTCCGCAGAGGTTGGCAGGTTGCCTATCCTTCAGAGATTGTTGAGTACGGTAATAGTTAATTAACGGGGGCTAATAACCCCCTTAAAATATTTTCAAATGGCTTGTGCATTAACGCAGGGTTACACTTTTGATTGCCGGGACTCCATCGGGGGTTTGGCAAATCTTTGGATTATTGAATTTGATAACGTCTCCGGCATTACGGAGGCATCCGGTACGGTTACTGCAATCGCTAAAGCAAACGGTGGCCGGTTCTACAAGTACAATCTGACTAAAAACACGGCAGAGGCTACGGAAACCTTCACAGATAGCCGGGAAAACGGTACTTCATTCTATGCTCAGTCTATTGCTTTCGTGCTTAATAAGATGCAGGTAAGTTTAAGAAACGAGATCAGCCTCATCGCACAAAATAGACTGCTGGCTATTGTGGAGGACAAAAACGGCTCCTATTGGCTTTACGGACGCTATAACGGCCTTATGCGTGAAGGCGGTACAGCCAAATCCGGTATGAACTCCGGCGACCGTAACGGGTACGAAATCACCCTGACCGGTGAAGAAAAGAATATGGCCTATGCGGTTTCCAGCGGAATTATTTCTGCTCTTACTACGGCTTAGTTTTCATGGATGGTTTTAGGTTTAAGGGCTGCCCCAGTAGGGCGGCCTTTTTTCGTACAAAAAGCGTTTCCCCCCATAAGAGTGTATGATACGGCTCACACTTGGCGAAACGGAGCAATATATAGTATGCACCCTGACAGAGAAAACCACGTTAGGCGAAGGATACTATTTATTCCGTTTTACCAATGCGACCACTCAGGATGTGGTTAGTAAAATTTTCGCCTATACCGATGATGTAAGCTCTTACCCTGCGAGATATAACAAGTTCCTGATTTCTACAAGTACAGACTTTTTAAACCAGTTACCGGGGCAATGGACTTATGAAGTGTACCAACAAGAGGGGGCAGTAAATACCGATCCTGCGGGTCTGACAGAGGTTGAAAGAGGACTGATGGAACTTTTACCGGCTACTGAGTTTGCGTTTGATAAATACGATTTAGCCACAACTTATAAGGCATACAATGGATAGTAGTAATATCGTTTTCTTAAGTTTTGCGGATAACAAGATACCTGAGTTTAAGGAAGTAAAGTCTAAGGACTGGATTATGTACGGGGAAAAAAACGACTTCCCGGAACACTTGCTTTATCTTTATAACAAGAGTTCTAACCATAACGCAATCATTAACGGTAAGACTACCTACATTTTTGGTAAAGGTTTTGAAAACGGGAACTTCCCTGTAAACCCTGCCGGTGAGACATTTAATAAGGTTATTAAGAAGTTTATTACCGATGTGGAGCTTTTCGGCGGTGGAAGGATCGAGGTCATTTGGAAACTTGGAGGAAGTGCTGAGTTAAGACATATCCCTTTTCAGCGGTTAAGGCGGGCGAAAGAAGACAACGGATTTTGGCACTGTAAAGATTGGACTAAGAGGGGATGGAGTAAAGAAAACGAGCCGGTATTTATCCCTGATTATGACCCCGCAAATAAGAAAGGTGCGCAGGTTTTCTCATATAACGAGTACCGTCCGGGTGCTGATGTTTACCCTTTGCCGGGGTATTTTGGAGCATTGAACGATATCGAAACGGATGTAGAGATTTCTAAATACAATCTCTCCGTTATCAAAAATGGAATGTTCTCGTCAAAGATGATTGTCTTTAACGATGGCAAACCAACAGACGAAATAAAGGCGAAGATTGAAAAGGATTTTAAAAAGAAGTTTGCAGGTAGTGAGAACAGCGGAAACTTTATGCTTGTTTTCAATACAGACCCCGCAAAGGCTCCAATAGTACAAGACCTTTCCACTACTGACCTCGATAAGTTATTCGATCAGCTTAACAAAACAACACAAGGGGAAATCTTCGCCGGTCACGGTGTTACGTCTCCGATGTTATTTGGTATTCGCACAGAGGGGCAATTAGGAGGCAGGAGTGAGATTTTAGAGGCTTACGAAATATTCAAGAACACCTATGTAAACGAAAAACAGCAAGCTATTGAGGAAGTGGCTGCAGTTCTTCTGCCGATTGTTGGGCAGACTGCAAGTAAAATAGAGCCTGTTGAACCTATCACTGAAAGGCTGAACCCTGTTGACTTTAAAGATATGCTGCCGGAGGAATGGGTATTTGAAAAGTTAGGAATTGACACGGACAAATACCAACCTTCGGCAACCACTCCCGGCGTTAACGCTCCAGTAAATGAGAACCTGAAAAACTTATCAGGTCGGCAAATGCAGCAACTTCAAAGGGTGCTGAATAAATACCGTAATGGTAAGATTACAAAAGTAGATGCCACTCTCCTACTCAAAAACTCTTACGGGTTAGCCGATGAAGATATTACGATGATTCTCAGCGAACAGAATTTCGCAGCCCAACCAACCGAAGAACAGGTCGCAATGATGTTTGAGGAGATAGGGGAAACTCGGTCAAATTACCACGTAGTTAAGTCAATGAAGTTTGACGAGGTGGATATGTCGTTTGCTGACTTATCTCAGGTGGATGCAAACATAGTAGATCAAATCCGTAAAGATAAAAGGGCTACGCCCGCTACTATTGCTGATGCGATTAAAAGTACCGCAGGGTATGTGCAGAAGCGTATTGATGACCTTAAAAAGTCAGGCGTACTTACCCAGACCTCTAAAGTTTTAGGAGTTGATACAATAATCGAAACGGCAATCAATCCAGAGGTAATAGACTACAAGCCTAAAGCAGAGACTTTGGATGTTTATGTAAAGTACTCTTACGAAGTGAAACCCGGAGTAGGCCCCGAAGTCATCCCCACATCGAGACCGTTCTGCAAAAAACTAATCCAGTTGGACAGGCTTTACACACGGGCAGAAATTGAAACTATCTCTAATCGGTTGGGGTATTCAGTTTTTGACCGTGGAGGTGGATTTTGGGGTGATCGGCCTTCGTGCAGGCATGAATGGAAAAGGAATTTGGTGATTAAAAAACGGGTTGCATAATGTCAAAGAACGTACTCTTAATTGATGAAAATATCCTGAAAGACAGGACGGCAATACATGGGAACATTGACCCTAAACTTTTATACCCTGAGATTAAGGCCGCACAGGATATGTATATCGAACCTATACTTGGTTCTAACCTGTTTAACAAAATTATAAACGAAGTAGATGCCGGAACTATAACAGGGGTTTACAAAGACTTGTTAGATGACTATATCATTGATGCGCTTATTTACTACGTTATTTCTGCCTTGCCGGACGCTATTTCTTATCAGTTCTGGAATAAAGGCGTAGTAAGAAAACAGGGGGACAATACGGAACTCCCATCAATGAGCGAGTTGATAGACATTTCAAACAAGTACCGGAACAGGGCTGAATGGTACGGAGAGCGATTAAATAAATACTTAAAAGCATACGCAAACGAATCTAATCTACCTGAGTACGTAAACGGTAACGATCAGATCAGCGACATATTACCGGAGGGTGATAGTTATTCTATGTCTGTTTGGTTGGGTGATTACCGGACGTATTCACTGGATAAAAACAACTGTAATTGCAATGAGTAAGAATGTCAGTAAAAAAAACTTTGAGAAACTAAAACAATACTTTTTAAAACAAGGTGTTAACATTCAATCAAATATTAGCAAGGATAAAAAACAATGCGTTAAGTCACCTGCAAATAGATAGTTTCTATTATGGCAGTCCTTCTGTATTTGATGAGCAGAGCGAGAACGGCGAGGCTAATGATGTTTCTTACGGTGCAATGTTTGTCGAGCCAATACCGGGGACTTTTTCGCCAGATGGCAAATATAGGTCGTATCGTTTTAAGTGCTATTTACTTGACCGTGTTGAGGTTGGCAAAAGGAACGAACAAGAAGTCCAATCTGATATGTCATTAGTTGCAAGTGATATGGTTGCTATGATGGGGAATAGTTATTACAGGGATATTGTAGTTTCTAATCTTTCCCCGTTTGAATTTATTACAGAGCAGTTGAATGACCTGTGTGCAGGGGTGTCTTTTGAAATTGATTTACAGTGCGATTATGTGCCTGACATATGCAGTGTGCCTGCATTATCATATGTAACAAGCGATGTTAACAGCAGGTTACTGTCTTTTAATGCTGTGGTAGAAAGAATAAAGACAAATGTTTTAAACCATTTACAAGTAAATACTTTTTATCAGGGCGACCCGCATGAGTTTGACGAACAAAGCGACAACCAAAAGGCTGATGATGTTATTTACCCTGCCTGTTTTTGTCAGCCATTGCCGGGTAGTATTAACAGAGACGACAAGACAACTGTCTACAATTTCAAATTGACATTTTTAGATCGTGTGGAAGTTGGAAAGGCTAACGAGCAGGAAGTACAGTCTGATATGGATTTAGTAGCATCGGATGTAGTTTGTCTATTAAGGAATAGTTTTTATAGAGACTGGCAAATATCCGGCTCTTTACCAGTTGTGTTTGTTTCGGAAATGTTGGGCGATATGTGCGCCGGGGTTGAGCTTGATTTGTCTATAAGCGTAGACTATGTACCTGATGTATGTCAGATTCCGAGGGATGCAATTTTAACTGAGGACGGATTCGATATAGTAACAGAACAATACCAAACAGTAATAACAGAATGAAACGTATTTTAATTAGCTTGATTTTAATTGCCTTAAACTTCTCATTAAAGGCGCAGATACCTATTAGTAATTTACCTAATACTGTTAATCCGGTTGGGGCTTATGTCCCTGTGGCCCGTAATGGGTTCAACTATAAACTGATTGTGGACAGTATAGCAGCCGGGAAACTGGATAGCGTGAAGGTTTCAAACGATACCCTTTACTCTTACAAAAGAGGCGTTAGAACTTTCTTGGGTGTTATTGTTGGGGGTTCTGGATCGGCAGACAGCACATTATTTGCAACGCTGTACCGGCTGGATACAGCAAAAAATAATCTGCGCAATTCAATAGGTGAAAAAGTACCATTAACGCGAACG